TTGCTCCTGTTGGATTTAAATTTACTTTGGCAAAAGAACCCAAAGTTGATTTTTTCTCAAACTCATGTAGAATACCTGAGATTAGTTTGGGGACTGCTACTCAACCATCATATTTGAAAGATATTGATGTTCCTGGAGATAAGTTATCTTACGGAGATTTTTCATTCAGATTTCTTGTAGATGAAAATCTGGAAAATTATATGAAGATTCATAATTGGTTAACCGGATTGGGATATCCAGAAACAACTCAGCAATATAAAGATTTAACAACTAATGTTGATGGTGTTAGAGATCCTAAAGAAGCATTTAGTGATGGCAATCTACATATTTTAAATAGCAATTTTAGAGATATTGCTATTGTAAAATTTAATGATTTGTTTCCGATATTTCTTACACCCTTAGAGTTCGCCGCAACAGAAACTGACATAAACTACTTTACAGCAGAGGTCACTTTCAAGTATACTGTATATAATGTAGTATCTGCTGATGGTAGAACACCCTTATGAATCTTGAACAAATTCAGGAGATGTGGCAAAAAGACTCCGTCATTGATCCTGATAACTTACATAATGAATCACTAAAAATTCCACAACTTCATTCAAAATATTACACTGTTTATAATACAATTACTCTTCTTAGGGAAAAAGCAAGAGATAATTATAATCGTGTAAAATTAGAAAGATATAACTATTATACAGGTAAAGCACCTGCGGAAGTTTATGTGGAAGATCCTTTTCCATATAAAGTAAGAGAAAAAGATGCAATACAAAGATATCTTGATGCTGACGATAAATTAACTACAATTGATTTAAAAATCAGATATTATGATGTAATGCTTAAGTTCTTAGAAGAGGTAATTAAAACAATCTCAAATAGAACCTATCAAATCAAAAATGCAATCGATTGGCATAACTTTCAAGCAGGATTTAATTAATGGAAGATGAGTATTTTTCAATAGAAATGAATATTCGTGGAATAAGACTTATTCATGAAGGTTTGCGTCAGGCTGTCATGAAATGGTCGGGGGGAGATCCTGAAGAGCAGCAAAATTTGATTGCAATGAGAGATAATTTTTATAGAATAATTTTAGAACATCAATTTGAAAACATGTAATAAATACATATAGGAATAACCTATATGTATGACGCATTTGATTATATCTAAGAAGAATGAAGTATATTTGCAGGTAAAAGCAGATCCTCATGTTTATTATGAGTTAGCAGATCAATTTACTTTTGATGTACCGGGTGCTAAATTTATGCCCCATTATCGTAACAAATATTGGGACGGAAAAATTCGTTTATTTAATACTCAAACAGGTGAGATTTATGTTGGTTTGTTAGATAAAATTATAAGTTTTTGTGATTCTCATGAGTATAGTTATGAATTTGTAGATAATAAGTTTTATGGTACACCTTTTGAAGTTAATGATATGATTTCAAAAGAAGGTATTAAAGATTATATGAATGTTGTAAGTAAATATAAACCTAGAGAATATCAAATCGAAGGAGTCTACGACGCCTTAAGACATAATAGAAGATTGCTGATATCTCCAACTGCTTCTGGAAAGTCTTTGATGATATATTCGATTGTGAGATATCACGTTGAACGCGGACAAAATACTCTGATAGTTGTTCCGACGACTTCGCTAGTAGAACAGATGTATAAAGATTTTGCAGACTATGGTTGGGATGTAGGTTCATTCTGTCACAAAATCTATGCCGGACGAGAGAGGGAGACAGATTCTCAGGTTATTATCACTACTTGGCAGTCTATCTACAAACTCCCTCGAAAATATTTTGAAAGATTTAATGTGGTTGTTGGAGATGAAGCACACCAGTTTAAAAGCAAATCATTAATATCTATAATGACAAAACTTGCCGATGCCAAGTATCGTTATGGATTCACCGGCACATTAGACGGCACACAGACGCATAAGTGGGTCTTAGAGGGACTATTTGGCCCTTCATATAAAATCATCAGAACTGAAGAACTGATGAAAAAAGGTCATGTTGCTAAACTTGATATTAATGTGCTTTTATTAAAACACCCATCACATAAATTTGAAAATTTTGAAGAAGAAGTTCAATATATTATTGGGCATGAAAAAAGAAATAAATTTATCAGGAATCTTGCACTTGATCTTAAAGGAAATACATTAATTCTTTTTGCTAGAGTAGAGGGTCATGGACAACCATTATATGATTTAATAAATAATGGAAAGGTTGATAATCGTCATGTCTTTTTTGTTCATGGCGGAGTGGTAACAGAAGAACGTGAACGAGTCAGAGAAATTACCGAACAAGAAAATGATGCTATTATCATTGCTTCTTACGGAACGTTCTCTACCGGAATCAATATTAAAAACCTTCACAATATAATATTTGCCTCCCCTTCTAAGTCAAGGATCAGAAACCTTCAATCTATTGGTAGGGTTTTACGGAAGGGAAATAATAAAACTAAGGCAACTTTATATGACATTGCTGATGATATCAGTTATAAGTCAAGAAAAAATTATACTCTCAATCATTTAATAGAAAGAATAAAAATATATAACGAAGAAAATTTTAATTATGACATTGTAAATATACCACTAAGAGGATAATGGGAGAAGAATTTTACGCAATTATTAAATTAGTATCAGGTGAAGAAGTATTTTCTCTCATTATCGTTGATGATGAGCAAGAAAATCCAATTATAATCATGCAAAATCCAATAATTGTTAAAATGGTTTATGCACCACAAGGACAATTTGTAAAAGTAAAACCTTGGATGGAACTTAGTGAAGAAGACTTCTTTATGATTCGTTTGGATAAAGTTTTAACAATTACAGAATCTACTAATGAAAAACTTATTAAATTATATAATGATTATATTAATGATGATACATCAGAAATGGAAATTAACTCTAATGGAAAAGTTAAACCTGATTCTAACATGGGATATGTATCCACAGTAGAAGATGCTCGTAAGCATTTAGAAACGATGTATAAGCTTAAAGATACTAAAGAAAGCTAATATTACCCATCAAACCTAACAAAGGTATTTTACTCATGGTTTGATAGTTTGTCAAGTCGTGCTATAATATAATGACAATGAATTTTTTATCTTTCAAATGTTATGTCTAAAAAGAAACCCGAACATTATGTGAATAATAAAGAACTGCTAGAAGCAATGGTTGTTTATCGTCTTAAAGTTGAAAAATCATATAAACTTGTATTCGGAAAAGATTTAAAAGAACAACCTAGAAAAGAAAGGGGGAAAAGATGGGAGGGTAAACCGGCAATTCCCAATTATCTTGGAGAATCTTTTTTAAAAATTGCTACGCATCTTTCTTATAAACCAAACTTTGTCAATTATATGTTCCGTGAGGACATGATATCCGATGGTATTGAAAATTGTGTTCAATATATTCATAATTTTGATCCGGATAAATCAAAAAATCCTTTTGCATATTTTACTCAAGTTATTCATTATGCATTTTTGAGAAGAATTCAAAAAGAAAAGAAACAACTGGATATTAAAACAAAGATTATTGAAAAGACCGGATATGATGAGGTCATGATGGTTGATGATAGCTTGCTTTCTGGGAACAGTTCGGAGTATAATAGCATCAAGGACGCCATTCAATACCGAAATAACAATCGATGAAAGTAGCAATTTTAAGCGACACTCATTATGGAGCACGAAAGGGTTCTAAGTATCTTCACGACTATTTTGAACTCTTCTATAAGAATGTGTTTTTTCCTGCACTGGAGGAGCATGGAATCGACACTGTGATTCATATGGGTGATGCTTTTGATAGTCGTAAATCGATCGACTATCAAAGTTTTGAATGGGCAAAGAGAGTCGTATTTGAACCATTGAAAAAATACAAGGTTCATATGATTGTTGGCAATCATGATTGCTATTACAAAAATACTAATGATACAAATTCTCCACAACTTTTACTTCAATCATATTCAAATATTACGACCTATCAGGAAGTGACTGAAGTAAAGATAGATAATTTAAATGTTTTGTTTATTCCTTGGATCAATGCAGAAAATCATTTGGATACTGTCACAGCTATTAAAGATACAAATAGCAAGTGTGCGATGGGGCACCTTGAGCTCAACGGATTTAAAGCTCATCGTGGACACACCATGGAAGATGGTATGGAGAGCCAATTATTTGAGAAGTTCACCAAAGTCTTCTCGGGACACTATCACACTAGATCGGATAACGGAAAAATCTTCTATCTAGGAAATCCGTATGAAATGTTTTGGAATGATGTGAATGATTCGAGAGGATTTTCAATTTTTGATACTGAAACTCTTGAGCATCTTTACATAGATAATCCATACCGACTTTTTTATAACATTTATTACGAAGATACTCCGTATCAAACATTTGATTTTTCTGAATATGAAAACAAAATTGTAAAAGTCATAGTTCGAAAAAAGACAAAATTAAAAGCATTTGAAAAATTCATTGATAAATTGTATTCTATCGGAGTTCAGGATCTTAAGATTGTTGAAAATTTTGAGGTCCAAGAAAGTGAAAATTTTGAAATTACCGAAGAAGAAAGTACAATGTCTATTTTGAATAGATATATTGATGAATCCGAATTTGAGCTAGATAAAAATATTATTAAAGG